AGGTCTCCACAAAGGCCTGCATGGCGTTGTCAATGCCGCCGGAAATGGCGTTGGCAACTGCCGGATGTGCCGCCGCAAAGGCCGAATCCCCAGCCAGCGCCCGGATCTTGTCTGCCACAGCTCCCGCCACGGAATTTCTGGCGTAGTCCGCGCCCATGGTTCTTGCCAGATCAGCCGCACCCACGCTGTTGATGGCCCATCCTGCGCCAAACTTGGCCACGCCGCCCACCAGCGCCTTGCCTGCGCTTTCGCCCTTGGCCGCGCTCTTGCCCATGGCATCCGCAGCGCCCTGGGCACTCAGCACCGGCAGCACCGCCGCCGGGTTGATGGCAGCCACGGCAAGGTTCTCTGCCGCGCTGGTCGCCACGCCCTGCACGGTCCGCTGCACATCGGTCAGGCCGCTCTGGGCCGCGCCCGTCAGCTGCTGGCCCCGGTTGTACAGCTGGTAGCCCACGCTCTTCTCCGTGTCGATGCCACCCTTTGCTTCCGTTCCGGCAATGCGGCTGCGCATGTCCTCGATCTCCTGCCGGGTAAATCCCTGCTGCAACAGGTCGCCGGTGCTGTACTTGGGCTGGTAGTCCATGTCAGTTTCCATCAGCTGGTCATACAGGTTCTTCTCGCGGGGGTTCCGGGCAAGCTCTGCTTCCAGTGCTTTCCGGTTCTCGCTGCTCTGCCGGATGTTCTTTCCGGCCTGCACCAGGTACTCCGCACCCATCAGCGGGGCAGCGGCCACGGTGTCCGCAACGCCGCCCACGGTGTTTGCCGTCCGCCGGGCCAGCTGCTTCCACTCCGGGATTTCTTCCATAGTGTCCAGATACTCCCTGGCCTGCCGGATCTCCGTGTCCGTGTACCCCAGCTTTTTCAGGTCCGCCGTGCTGTAGGTGTTGCCCACCTTCCCCTTGATTCCCGTGGTGCGGAAGGGGTCGATGCTACCATCCCCGGCGCTGGCCCCGTTTCTGCTGGTGCCGGTCTCGGCATAGCTGGTATAATTGCTCTTCTTTTCCAGCAGCTTGTTCACAAGCTCCTGATTCCGAGGCTGGTCAAACCACTGGTTGGCCTGGTCAAAGGCATCCGGCTGGCTGTACTCCGCATAGCTGTTCTTCAGCTTCTGGGCCTGCTGTCCGTACCACGTTCCCTTCCCCGCCGGGCTCACTGTCACCTTCTGCCGGTTCAGCTCGTCGCTCCGGTTGTCCATGGCATCCGCAAAGCCCAGGTTGTTCCTTGTCCGGTAATCCTCCAGCGCCGTGGAGTACAGGTCGGTGCCCGTCTGCTGTTTCTGGGTTTGCAGTGCCGCACGTTTTTCGGCCATTTTTTCCGCCGTCCATGGATTGCTATTGTCCGACACAGAGTTTCCCGTACTGCCAAGGGCTAACGGGTTGCGGCTGTCAGCGCTCTTGCGCTGACTGAGGGGTTCTGCCCCACCAGCAGCGGCATTGGTTTTTTTCTGAAGTTTGGCCCGCTTTTGGGCCATCTGTTCTGCTGTCCATGCCATTTTTGTTCTCCTTACCATCCCATCGCATTCCAGACCTTGGCCGCCACGTCATCATTTATGCCCATGTTGACCAGCCTGGCATAGATCGTATCCGAATCCACCCCTTCTGCACTCCACCCCTTTGCATAGCTCAGGGCATTGCTGTACGGCATTCCGGTACTCTTACCCGTGCTCCCTCCCGTGGTTCCCCCGGGCAGGGCCCACTTGTTCGGATTCGCCAGCGGGGCGATCAGCCCGCTGCCAGTTCCGGTCGCTGCTGTTGTGCCCGTGTCACCGTCCGGCAGCATTCCGGCGCTGGCCAGAATGTTCGCATAGACGCTCTTGGTCGGGTCATCATCCTTCAGGCTCTGATACTTACCCAGCGCCGTCAGCAGTTGGCTGTTTGTCCACCCGCTTCCGCTCTTGCTGGAGCCGCCGGAACTTCTCGAACTTCTGCTGCTCTTCGTAGCTGCCGCCTTTGCCAGCTGGGTCGCCAGCTGACGTTTTGCAATGGTGCCGTAAGAACCGGCTGCATTGCTGTCCAGCCCGTACATCTTCAGCAGGTTGGCCGCCGCCTCGCTGTTGCCGTTTGCCACAAGGGAAGCCGCCGTGGTCAGCACGCTTGCCTGATCGTCCCGGGTCACCGGTGCGCCGGTGTAGTTGGCAAAGGCATCCTTGTTCAGGCCGTACCGGTTCAGCACATCGGCAGAAGCATCCCCGGCTCCCTGGGTGTACAGGTTGAACGCCTGCTGATAGGCGTTCAGGGCATCGCTCTGGTCGGTGCGGTTCTTGTTGTACTCCCACTGTTCCCGGGCAAAGTCGTTCTCCCACTGCTGCTGCGTGTACCCCTTGTACCCATCGTAGGCCGTCAGAGCCGCCGAGCCGATGTTCTTTACCGTGTTCCAGAGGTTGTTCCAGTAGTTGTCGTTCTCGTTCCGGGCCTGTTCGCTCTGGTTGGCAAGGAAATTCTGCCACGCCGTGTAGTTGGCAAAATTGCTGCCGTAGGCACTGCGATCCAGCGCCTCGGTGTTGGCCATGCCGGAAAGGGCACTCAGCAGGTCGTTCTGCTGTTTCTGGTATTCGCTCAGTGCCTGGCCTCTCAGGCCGGGTACCGCATTGTCAATGCCGCTCAGCGCCTGCTGCTGGCCCTGCTTTGCCACGCTGTCGGCGTAGCTGCTGCCATACCCACCCGCCAGCATCGCCGCGTTGGCCTGGGCGTTCTCCGCGCTGGCGGCAGCATTGGCCTGGGCCTGGGCGCGATACTGCTGGTAGGCTTTGCTGCCGGTGTCCCAGTCGAACCCGCTGCCGATCTGCCCGGTCAGGCTGTCCATTGCGTCCTTGTTCCGGCTCACATAGTCCGCCGGGCGGTTGGCGTTCCATTCCCGCTCTTCCTGTTCCGCCTGGTTCTTTCTCCGTAAGGTATCAAATAACATAAAGTTCCCTTCTTTCTGTCCTCTGTCGCAGGGCCCCACACCGGTCTTCAGAGCAAGCCACCCGTCATCATCTTCACGATAAGCGGCCCGGCGAGCTGTGCACCGATCCGCAATACGTTCCCCCAGAAGTTGGTGTTGTTCGCATCCTTCTTCTGGTTGGCCCCCACCGCGTTGGCATACTCGGTCTGAGCACTGTTCAGCTGGCCATAGTAATTGTTCAGGCGGGTGTTGTAAGCATCCTGCGCCAGCTTTTCCTGCTGCTGCAAAGAGCTCAGCCGGTTGCCCAGGTCACTCTTTTTGGTGGCATATTCGTTGTAAGCCTGGTTGTATAAGCTGTCTGCCACGTCCGAAAGCCCGTTCATGGTGCTCTGGTAGGCCGTCTGCCCGCTGGAAGTGCCCCAGCTGTTGCCGTAGCCGCCGCTGCGGGCCGAAGCGTTGGCGGCAGCGTTCTCGCTGGCCAGCTCCGCACCCCGGGTGTACTGGTTCTTGTACTGCTGGTAAGCTGCGTCCTTGGTGTAGTCGTAAGAAAAGCCGTCCCGGTTCATCTTGTCCAGCTGGCTCTGCGTGCCGCTGATCTGGCTGCCGTACTCGCTCTGATACTCCCCGGGCTTCTGTCCTTTGATGTAATCCAAATTGTTCTTTGCCGTGGTCACCCGGTCATTGCTCTGGGCGTACTGGTAGCTGTTGGAACCGTTCTTTCTGGTTCCAAACACGCCGGTGCCCGCATTCTTTTCGCTGTTGCCGGTAATGCCGTCATACACATCCCCTACCATCAGCCCCACATTGTGGCCCGGGATCAGGTACTCCCACCATTCTCCTCTTGCCATCTTCTCACTGTCTCCTTTCGTTTACTCCACCTTCAGCCCCATGGCGGTCAGCTTGTCCCGCATGGTGTCGCTGAAATTCGTCTCGTCCAGGTTCTGCATCATGTACATCATCTGGTCCCGCAGCTGCATCAGGTAGTTGTTGATGCTCCGCCTGTCCTCCGGGGCCATGTTGTCACTCAGTTTCGGCATGGCGATCTCGCCAAGCCTCGTAATATCTGCCATATAAAATCTCCTTCCTCTAAGCAGAGCTATCGGGTTGCGGCTCCCAGCGTCTGCTTCACTCCGTTCGCATCCTGCTGGCCGCGGCCCCAACAGCTCCTCCATCAATCCGCCACTGGCGGCGGTCGTCGCCGTTGCCCTTCGGGGGAGCTGCAAGCAACTGCACCGCAGGTGCATTGCGCGCTGAGAGGGTCATCGTTTCGGTTCCCCTCCGGCCACCCGGTTGCCCCGGCTCTCTGCCATGCTGAACGCAATACTTCGCACCACGATCTGCCCGGTGCCCTTGATCCGCAGCCGCATGGTGTCGTGCCGCTCCGGCACAAAGGGCAGGTTGACCCGGGTGTATTTGTTCAGAACGGCTGCCTGGCCCAGCGTCTCCCAGGCCCCGCCCTCATAGCTGGCCTGCAGCTCCACAACGCTGTATGTCAGGGCATCCACCCGCAGAAACACCCGGTTGATGTACTTGTCCGCCGGGATGTTCAGTCCAATGTCGCCGCTCACAGCCTCAAAGCCCACCTTCTGTTCCAGATTCGCCTTTGCCGTGTCGGTGTCCCGGTCGGCCTCCCGTTCCGGTTCGGTGGCCCACAGGTTTACGCCGTCCCATTGGTAGAGCTGCCGCCCCGTGGAGCACATCGCCCAGCCGGAAGCATTCTCTTCCGCCGCCGTGTCCTCCTCGTGCCAGAGCCGCCGTTCGGTGTCGTAGACCAGCAGCCGGGTCTCGTTCCGGCCCGGCACCCGCAGATGCAGGTAATACCGGGTGTCCAGCACACCGCCCACCGCACCGCGCACGTTCATCAGCCAGGTGTTGTCCAGTCCGCCGCTGATCTTCACCGGCAGGCTGCCGTCCCAGGCCATCACGCCGTCGGGGGAAAGGTAGTACAGCACCTCTGCCAGCACACACATGCTCTTGCTGGCCTGCTTGGCCACGCCCCGGCACTGCACGCTCACCAGCTGATAGTCTGCCGGGCGGCTGCCGTAGAGCTTGTGCAGGCAGTTCTCCTTGAAGAACAGCACATAGCCCATGCAGGTGGCCGCACCGGTAAAGGGGCCGTCACTGCCCACGTTCACGGCGTAGCTGTCCGAAGCAATGCCCCGGTAGCTGTACCAGTTGGTGGGGTCGCCCAGCTTGCAGCTGTAGATCACGTTCTCCTCGCTGTTGCAGCCCCATACCCGGTTTGCGTTCTCGGTCACATATTCCAGCCGGGGCACCCGCCGCCTGGCGGTAATGGTGGTGCCGCCCGCTGTGGCGCTCTCGCTGCCGTTCATGCTCTTCCAGGTGGTACCACCCGCCGTCACGGTAAAGCTGCCGTAATAGCGTGCGCTCTCGGTCTTTGGGCTGCCGGTCAGCACAATGCTGTCCCCGTCCATCTGCTCAATGGTCACCTCACCGTTCACGCCCTCGGCCAGATATTCTTCCACCAGCCCGGGCACCTGCTCCACCGTAATGGTATCCCCCTTCTTGAAGCCCGCAGCGGCCAGCCCGGGCAGGGTCATCTTCACGCTGTTCAAAAGGATCTCCGCCCACTTGCCGCTCTTGGCATCGTACTGTTCCAGCACGTTCACATAGGCCCACTTGCTGGAAGAGGAGTTCTGTTTCAGAAACAGCGTCCCGTCCGCCGGGCCAGAAGGTTCCGTGGTGCCCACGCTGCTCACGGTGTAGGTCTTGCCGCCCGCGTCGCATGGGGCAATGGTCACCGTGCCGGTCTGGCTCCATGCGGCGCTCAGGGCTTCCAGCTTTCCGGTGGCCGTGTCAAAGCTCTTGGCATCCGGCCAGATCAGGATCTTCGTGCCCATGCCGATCATAATTTTCTCGCTGTCCGTCACGGCGTTTTCCAGCACGATCTCCCCGCCCGCAGCCGCAGTGGCCACGTCGTCCTCGCTGTCCTCGGTGTAGCGCAGGGTGGTACCCTCGCACAGCAGCAGGCCGTTCAGGTGGTACATCCCGTTGCAGCGGCCCATGGCCCGCATGGTGCGCCGGGGTGTCCGGGTCTGCAGTGCGGGGTATCCCCGGCTGGAAAAGTTCTTCATCTCGGTAAATTCTGCCTCGGCGCAGGCATAGCTTTCGTTCAGGCCGCCAAAGGCCGTCTGGATGCTCTTCCCCGTCGAGATGCTGTATAAACTCGGCAGTGCCATCTCAGTACCTCCACTTCGTGGCCATCCTGGGCAGGTAGGTGTGCCTGCACCAGGCTGCAAACTCCTGCTGGTTCTCGTTGGCCAGCTGCATCTCGTTGGCATAGCGGTCGGTCTCGCCCAGGGCCGCGTCCATCTGGGCCGCCAGATAGTGGGCATAGTAGCTGTCGTAGGGCTCCGGCAGCAGCAGCTCCGCGTCCTGCCGCAAAAGTTCCTGCTCCCGGTCGTATAAAATATCCGCACCCACGGCATCAAAATCGGTGGTGTCGCTCTTGTCCACCACGCTCTTTCTCAACCCCGCATCCGCCTGCCGCAGCCATAAGATCTTCAGCTCGCGGTCAAACCCGTTGTTGGGCCGCAGCTTGTCAGCCGTTTCGATTGCTTTTCCTACTGTCACGCTTATCCCATCCTTTCACATCTGCAACCCGGGTTGCGGCTCCCAGCGTCCACT